GTTGGTACTCACTACAACCTACAAAGCCTTAACTATACCACTAAAACTGGTGGTCAGGTGCTGTTCACCGCTGGTAATGCTCCAGCCAATGGAGCTGCTATTGTTGTATATCGACAAACTGATGACAGTGACCTTGCTGCTACCTTCTACTCTGGTTCAGCCATTAGGGCACAAGACCTTAATAATAACTTTACCCAAGGTCTATACGTTACTCAGGAATCTAGTAATGTAGCAGCATCCGCTACTTCTACAGCAAACACTGCACTGACGAACTCAAACACAGCTATCAGTACAGCTAACACAGCCCTTAGCACTGCTAACACTGCATCAAGCAACGCCTCTGCAGCAGTAACCACAGCTAACACGGCTAGCTCCAACGCTAGTGCTGCTGTGTCTACGGCTAACACTGCCAGCACAAACGCCACGACTGCTGTCAACACGGCAAACACTGCTGCTACCAACGCAAGTAACGCTGTTACCACAGCCAACACTGCTAGTAGCAACGCATCTGCTGCTGTATCAACTGCTAATACTGCTTCTTCTAACGCTAGTGCTGCAGTTAGTACAGCCAATACTGCTTCTTCTAACGCATCAACGGCTTTAAGTACAGCTAACACAGCATTTAGTACAGCTACCACAGCAAATACCAATGCTACTGCAGCTTTGAATGCTGTTGCTGGTACAGTGCAGTATGTGTTGGTTGCAAACGTAGCAGCTATCCCAGGCACCCCTGGTAATGGTGATGCTATTGAAATTGCTGACTCTACTGGCATTGAAAGCTTTACACCACTTACCAACCTACCTGCTGGTTATGTTGGAGACCCTGGTCTTAGTGTTAGGCTTCAATACCTCAGTGCTGGTTCATCGTGGAACTGGCTGAACTACTTTGCTAATAATGCAGAGACCCGCTACCTAAAGCTTGCAGGTGGTACTGTCACTGGCAACCTTGCAGTGAGTGGAACACTTACAAAGAGTGGTAATAATGTTGTCACTGTAGGAGACACAGGTACTGTTACCTCAACGATGATCGCCAACGGCACCATTGTTGACGCCGACGTAAACGCCAGCGCAGCGATTGCTGGCACAAAAGTCAGCCCTAATTTTGGCAGTCAGACTATTACTACTACTGGTGTAGTTAGTGCTGCTGCAGGCGCTGCTGCAACCCCAAGCATTACATTTACCGGCGATCTAAACACCGGCATTTACTCCCCCGGCGCAGACCAAGTAGCCATCAGCACTGGTGGGTCTGGCAGGTTGTTTGTAAGTCAAAACAGAACCGGCGTAAACATCAATCCAAGTGCTTTCCAATTACAGGTCAACGAGAACAGCGGTGCTGCTTCATATGTTCATATCACAAATAGCGACACCGGCACTACTGGAAGCGATGGCGCACTAATTGGTCTGGACAGTGATGAGCATTTAATCGTTTGGAACCAAGAAGCAAAGGATTTAAGGCTTGCAACTTCCGGGCAAGAGCGCCTGCGCATCACCTCGGCAGGGCTCGTAGGCGTGGGGGATAGTGCGCCTGATGCACGTTTAACAGTTAAATCATCTGGCGGGTCTACTACGCCGCTGAATGTTAAAAACTCAGGCGGCACTGAAATCTTCCGTGTGTTCCAGACTTCGGGCGGCGGTTCTCAGGCATCGTTTAAGGATTCTGGAGGAAATACAACTGTATTTATTGATGGCGGAGCAGCGCAAGTAGGCATAGGGACCTCTGTTCCTAGCTATGCGTTATCAATTAAAGGTAACAGTGCAACATCTCAGAACTTATTGCTGACTTGGGATACCAACCAAACCGACGCATACGCTCGCATTCGTTCTCAATTTGCAGAAGGTAATACAAGTTGCGCAAGTGAAATTAGGTTTCACCAGCGTTCGGCCGGCGGTGATGGCGGGTATCAAACATTCTGGACCACTAATGCAGCGGGAACACTTGGAGAACGCCTGCGAATTGATCCTTCAGGCAACGTAGGGATTGGCACTACAAGCCCTGGCGCACAGTTGTCCGTTTACGGGGATTCCGTAGACCTCGTGCAAGCTTATATTGAAAATAACAATGCTGCCGGCGCTTCCGGTTCCAATCGCCGCCTCATGTTGGCGCATGGGGGCACCACCGCATCTTCTATAGCGGTTTGGCAAAACGCTGGTGTTGTCGAAAGTACAGGCGCGGGGGGCGGTCTGGCGCTTGGGGCATATAGCGCTGCATCAACAGATCCAATTAAGTTCTATACAGGGCCTGGCCGCGCCGAATGCGCCCGCATTGATGGCTCCGGTAGGTTGTTAGTTGGTACGTCTAGTGCGCCTGCATCTTTTTTTGGAACAACGCCCAGTCGACTTGCAATTGCTGCTGGTGCTACAGCACATTTTTTTGGAGCTTACTCCAATGATGCATTTTCAACTCGCCTTGACTTTCGTAAATCAAGATCTAGTACATCCGGTGGTTTAACTGTTGTTCAGAATGGCGACGAATTAGGGTCCATCTTTTTTGGCGGCACAGACGGGGCCGGAGCAATACCTGCAGCATCTATTCAAGCTTTTGTAGACGGCACCCCTGGCGCTAACGACATGCCAGGCAGCCTAGTGTTCTCCACTACGGCGGATGGGGCGAGTTCTCCGACGGAGCGGATGAGGATAAATAATGCTGGAACCCTCAATATTTTCTCGAGTGATCAAGGCTTAAATTCCCGCGTTTCTGCTGGGTCAGGAACAAACGAAGACATATTCCTTGGACGACATTCTGCTACTAATACCTCCAGTGGAACCATCAGCTTTCAAGTAAAAGCAAACGGCAACGTCCAAAACACCAACAACTCCTACGGCGCCATCTCCGACATCAAGCTGAAGGAGAATATCGTTGATGCTTCTTCCCAGTGGGAAGATATTAAGTCCTTGCAAGTTCGTAAATACAACTTCAAGGAGGAAACCAACCATCAAACCCACACCCAAATCGGTCTTGTCGCCCAAGAGGTTGAACTCGTTTCCCCTGGCCTCGTCAGCGAATCCCCCGACCGCGACGATGAAGGCAACGATCTTGGCACCGTCACCAAGAGCGTCAACTATTCGGTGCTCTACATGAAAGCGGTCAAGGCGCTGCAGGAAGCTATCGGACGTATTGAAACTCTGGAAGCCAAAGTTGCAGCCCTCGAAACCAAGTAGTCCCCTTCTCTACTATGTCTGACGACACTTGGCTAAAACCGCTTGATCGTCGCATCGAAGAGGTGCGGCGTGAAACGGAAGCCATCAAAAAGGCTAATGCCGCTTTGAAGCGTCTTTACGCCAACAACAACGAAGGTATGAAGCGCCTTGCTGACAGCTAGAAGTCTTTGACACTACTCATCTTCCCGAGCGGTAACAATTCCTTGTAAATCCAGACCATCGTGCCAGATTTACCCGAACGGGAACACTACGTTTTTGAGCCTACCAATCCCGGTGGGCTCATTTTTTATTGCCTAAACACATTCACTATAACCATGTCTACCACTTACAACTGGAAAATTGCTCAACTGGAACGCGAAACCAATGATGGTTATGTGTTCACTGCTCACTACACCATTGACGCTGAAGATGGCACCTATCGTGCTGGTGCTTATGGTTCTATCGGTCTTGAGCGTCCTGAAGGCGATCTGATCCCCTTTGCTGACCTGACTGAAGAAACTGTTGTTGGTTGGGTCAAGGATCAACTCACCGCTGAGAAAGTGGCTGAAGTTGAAGCTGCTCTCCAAAACCAACTTGACGAACAGGCTGCTCCTACCAAAGCTGCTGGCCTTCCCTGGGCTTGATCATGATTACAATCTTGGGCATTAAGGTGTCCTATGAGACACTTGCATTCTTTGTCCTTTTTATTGCATCTGAATATCTTGGTGTAACTAAGAAGCGTAAGGCTAATAGCGTTACTCAGGCCATCTCTATGGCTGCTGCATACTTCAGTAAATCCCGTACTGAAGACGATAAGATCCGTCGCCTGCGTCGGGCATTTACCAAGGAATAGACCAATGGTTCTACTTCCAGTAAAACAATACTATGTTCAGACGGACTCTGCCACTGCGCATGGTGACAGGATGTGCTTTAGCTCCACGTGTGCTATGGCCATCAAGTACCTCAAACCTGATGCGCTTAAGGGTAGTAATGCAGATGATGACTACCTTCGTACAGTGTTGAAGTACGGAGATACTACGGTATCAACTAGTCAAGTCAAAGCTTGTCAGCAGTATGGAGTGTTTGCGACGTTCTACCAAAAGGGTACTAAACAGACCCTGATCAACGAACTCAAGGCTGGTTACCCTGTAGCAACTGGTATCCTCCACAAAGGCCCTGCTACCGCTCCTAGTGGTGGTGGACACTGGATGCTACTCATCGGTGATGACGGTGAGAACGGTGTCTTCCATGATCCATATGGTGAAATGGATAACGTCAACGGTGGTTATGTCACCATTGGTAGTGGTGGTAGTAGTGTTCGTTACTCCTGGAAGAACTGGCTTAAGCGTTGGGAAGTAGAGGGTACTGGTACTGGATGGTTTATGAGCTTTAGACCTACCAGTACTCCGCAACCCGTAGCTCCTGTTGCTAACACCTGGGAGGGAGTTATTGCTGCCGCATCTAAGGCAGGTGCTAAGTTCCCACAAGTAGTAGCAGCTCAATGGGCATTAGAGAGTGGTTGGGGTAAACATATCTCTGGCACTCATAACTACTTTGGTATCAAAGGATCCGGCACTGACCATGAGACAAAGGAGTTTATCGATGGTAAATGGATCACCATCACAGCTGGGTTCCTTAACTTCCCTGACCTACAATCTTGTGTGTCGTACTTAGTACAACGTTGGTATAAGGACTACAAAGCATTTAAAGGAGTCAACCGTGCCTCTTCCATAGAGGAGTGTTGCAAGCTTTTAGTTAAAGAGGGGTACGCCACTGATCCCGACTATAGCACTAAACTATTGAATATCATTAACCAGAAGAAATGATTGAGGCCCTTATCACAGGCGTTGCGTCTTTAGTGATTGGCATTGGTGGCGGTATTGCAGCTATTAACAGTAAATCAAACACTCGTATGGATCAACTAGATAAACGCATTGATTCCATTGAGTTAAGGTTTGCTGAGAAGTACGTCCCAAGGCAAGAGCTAGCTAACGCCCTACAAAAGATGGAGGATCACATGATCAGAATTGAGTCTAAGCTCGATCAGATCGCTTTGCGGAATAACTAAATGAAAATCTGCACTAAATGCGGAGTGGAAAAAGAACTTAGTGAATTCCACAAAAGATCTGCTATGTCAGATGGTCACAAAAGTGAATGCAAAGAATGCACACGTCTTTATCAAAAACAAAAATATGATTCTGGTGAAACTAGGTCAGCTATCTACATGCGTCAATATGGGATTACCGTAGAAGAGTACGATCAAATGGTTGACGAGCAGAATGGTTGTTGTAAAATATGCGGCGTAAATGAACCAGGTGGTAATCGAAAACGTTTTTCTATAGATCACAACCATGAAACCGGCGAAGTACGTGGTCTATTATGTAATCCTTGCAATGCAGCACTCGGTTTATTTAAAGATAATCCAAATATTCTCCAATCTGCTTTAACCTATTTATACACTAACGGACACTATGGCACACCAAAAGGCGAGTGAAGATGCCTTCAACCAATTACATAACCTTGTAACTAGTGAGTTTCTGACTCGAATTAAATCGGGTGAGGCTTCTACTGCTGACCTTAAAGCAGCCTGTGATTGGCTATCTAAAAATGACATTTCGGGTTGCGCGTATCAGGGTAACCCACTTGATAAACTAGCCACCATCATGCCCAAGGTAGACCCTGAACTTATCCAAAAGAGGTTGTATGGCAAGTCGCACATCTAAATACTATAAGGCTAATCCTGAGGCTAAAGCTAAACGCCTTGAGCAACAGGCTAAGTATAATAAGACTAAAGAGGGTCTCAAGATCCGTACTAATGCTAATAAGTTAAACCGTAAGCTTGGTACCTACGGTAATGGTGATGGTATGGATGCTTCCCATACAGGTCCCAATAAAGGCAAACTAGAGTCCCCTAAAACTAACCGTACACGCCCACGTAAGGGTAAGAAGTATGGCTAATCCATTCCCAATCTAATAATGTGACACCGCTATTTCCTAGTCCTGATCACTACCTCCACAACCTAATAACGATGACAAGCTCTGAAGCAAAAAGGCTACACCGTCGTGCAATTAAGGAATACTTTAATTGTCAATGCGTATACTGCGGAGAAACTTATGAACTACATGAACTTACACTTGATCACGTTCGCCCTAAGTGTTTTGGTGGCGAAGACCTTACTTCAAATTTGGTACCCAGCTGTAGGAAATGCAATCAGGCTAAAGGAAGTAGAAATTGGTTACAATGGATGAGGGACACATTTGGTCCTACTAACAGGGAAACATTAATTCTATCACACATTCGTTAATTATGGACAAAAAGACACTCAAAGAGATGCGTGAAGAGATCAAGCAAATGGTCGAAGCATCTCAAAAACGCCAGGGTCGTGATACTAAGTCAGAGATGGGCTCTAAAGCTATGAAAGCTAAAGATACATCTAAGAACTTCCAAGATGGTGGTTATAAAGTAAAAACAAAGGTAGATGGG